TTCGGTGCCTAGGGTGTTTACGTCAACAGTTAGATTTTCGCTTGAACCGTAGTAGTCGCGCCAATCACTGTCAATTTTGGTTCTAATTTTCTTTTTTTTCTTGATGCCGTTTTTTTGCTTGATTGTTTTGTATGTGGTTTTTGAAAATTTAGCTAGTTTTTTGCCTATGTACTTGCGACCAGAAAGATTATTGGTGATCAGGTAAACAAATCCTATGCATTCTTCGGGCAGTGTCTCAACTGGAGTGTTTTGATAGTGCCATGTCATGCGAGAATTTGTTGTATTACCTTTGCAGTATAGTTATGCCTTGTGGTCTAGATTGCAGTAAAAAGTTGCCTCTTCCAGCACTGTGTTTGAGTCCACAGTGATAGCGTATTTTATAAAATTGCTTATGTCGTTTAGATTGATTCCGTTGCCGGTCCAAGATGCTCGGCTACGAGTCAGCTCAGTATCCAGTCTATCCAGTGTTATTAGTGTGGTTTTGAATCCCACTTGATTTTGTTTAAATGCCTGTGTGCCCTGCTTGCTGGCATGCGATAAGGCAGCTTTGGCTACTCTGTAGGTTTCAAATCTGGGTTCAGGTGCAACAACGGTCTTGTTGCCTGAGCTGCCAATGTTGAAAATATGTCCGGTCTTGCCAGCAGCTTTCCATGCGTCATACACTGCAAAGTACACCTGTGACTGTGCAAAATTGGCCCAGGATTCTTGCGGCGGACCGTCAAATGCATTGTTGATAAACACATCGTAGTCTATGCTGTAGGCAGCAATTTTCTCAACGTCTTTGGTGATGTCCCAGCCGTTTACTCTGCTGATACTTTGTGCATTCAGCGCAGTTGCTAGGTATAATCCTAGACCTTTGTTGCCACCGGTAATTAATGTGTTCATCTAACGGATCCTCCTTGATCCCATACTTTTTGCAATTTTGACCCACAAGTCATTGCACATTCAAACAGTCTATTTTGGTTTTTCCAACTGCTAGCTAGATCATTCCAGAATGCATTGTTAAAAATAGCATCAAGTGAATGATGCTGAATGCTCAGATTATCCAATCCGTATTGCTCTAAAAATTCACGAACTTGGTTCTTGCTATTGACCTGACTCAGTGCGTTTGCACCAGGCAATGCGTTATTGCGGAACCTGGCATCGTACAAATTGTGATTGAAAAAATTGCAAGGTAGCACAACACCTTGTGCTGTGATTGCAACTTTTTTACCCAGTAAAGAATCGCATTTTATCTCAGTTGTATCAAAATAATCTTTGATATTTTTGTATTCACTCTTGAGCATGGGCAAGAACATCATACTACGGTTTCTGTATTCAGAATTTGCCGGAGGCTCCAGTACCTGACTGCTGTTTGATACAGGCCACTCAGACATTTCTTCCAGAGTATCGTGATTTAGAAATCTTCCTGTTTTGCGTATCAGTATATTGAAAAATCCCATGTCTTGTGCCAGTTGCCGGGCTGCATCAATTTGATGTTCGTTGTGTTTGAACACAATAAAATTCCACTGAGCTCTGCCGCCGGCATCAATATAGGCCTGAGCATTTTCAATGACTTTGTGATATTTTACATTCTTTCTATACAGATGCAAAGTATCTTCTAGGCCGTCGATGCCAAAATCAATTTGGCCATACCCGTTCATGATTTGTGCTATCTCTGCCCAGTAGTCTGAGTCATGAACGCCTCCGTTGGTATGGATGTACAACCACAGGGTAGGACTTTTCTTTCTAAAATCTCTAAGTATGCCCAGAAAGTCTGGGTGCATGATTGGATCACCGTAGCTGCCGCAAAAGAACACTTGTCTTAGTCGTTGACACAACTCAGCAGTGAATGCAGTATCAATCACTGTTCTGTCAAGATGATCCAAGGGCATGAACGGATTGAGTCCGTGGCCAAGTGAGTTTCTTGGGCACTGAGGACAAGCAGCATTGCAGTAGGTTGTGATTTCCAACTGATACTCGTCAATGGTATCAAAGTCAAACATTCAGTTCAGTCTCTCTTTGCCATTGGTTACTAAAACTAGTGCCACCATCTTTGGATCCGCATGTGTCTATGCAAACAATATTGGGTTGCACACTATTCCATGAACTTTGAACAACATCAAAATCCGTAACAAAATCTCGTTGTCTGGCACCTAACCAACAGCAAGGACTCATGTTACCTTGTGCGTCAATATATGCGCTTTGTTCTTGAAGTGCATGACAATTGATCTGGGCAGAAACCACTTGAGGAAGCTGCCATCCTATAGGTGCTTCTAGTCTGTCTGTAAACCCACGCTGACTGACCTTGGCACGAAACCATTTGAATCCCAGGTCACGAGCAAGTTGTTCGCACTCATCAACCTGATGTTGGTTGTGTCGGTACACCAGCATATCCCAGTGTGCAGAGCCACCGGCTTCGATAAATGCCTGTGCGTTTTGCATCAACTTGCTCCACTTCACGTTCTTTCGGTACACTTCGTTTGTGCTAGCCAATCCGTCAATACTGAACACAACATAATCCAGCGGCTGGTCAAATATGGTGCCCAGCGCATGCCACCACATGGTAGTTTGCAAGCCGCCGTTGCTGTTCATGCCCAGTGTGATATCGGGGTTCAGATTTCTAAAATAATTGTAGATGTCCAAGGTATGTTTTCCAGCAGCCGGATCACCATATACCCCGCACATGAACATCTTGCGGAGTTGTGCAATTTGGTCGTCAGACAAGTGTTTGAGAATCTGCGACACCGTGAGATGACGCTGACGATCCTTGCGGAAGTCAGGATCAGTTTCGCGGGCACACAAGGCACAAGCAGCCTGACACACATCTGTGGGTTCCAGATGCAAGACTTGAATACTACGCAAGTTCAACCTCGGTGTTGTAGTTGGTGAATCCGTTTTCTTTCACGACCTTGAGTATGTTTTCTACTCGTCCACTCAGTTCGTCTCTATGACTCACTAGCCAGATACTCTTGTGACGTTCACGACTCATGCGTTTGAGTAACGCTAGTGCATTCTCTACACCTGCTGTGTCCAGACCATTGTCAATCAGTTCATCCACAAACAACAGGTTGATCGGAGAGTATAGACTTTCCCAAACATCACGGAACGCAAAGTTGAGACTCAAGATCAGTCTGGTGCGTTCACCTCTGCTGAGATTGTCAAAGTCCAGTTCGCGCCCCAGTTCTTCAATGCTGACTGTGAGATCGTTTTGAAACTTCACAGTGTGCGGCAGGCCAATACGATCTAAGTAGTGAGTAAGCCTTGCATTGAGATAACTCAAGTTTTGATCAATGATCTTCTTGCGAACAAAACTGTCCTTGCTGGTCAGCAGCTTGAGCAAAAAGTCTTGATGCTCTTGCAATCGATTGAGATCGTTCAAGGCATCATAACTCACAGTCTGCAGAGCCTGATCGGTCATGTCGTTGATCTGATCAGTGTAGGGATCAGTTTCGGCTGTCTTGGTTGTGATCTGTTGCAACAGGTTAGCAACCTGACTCATGTGTGTGGTTTCTAGTACTGCTTCGTGACTTCCATCGTGAAACTCTTGTCCGCAAGCATAGCATTTGTGTGCTTCTAGTTCAGCGATCTCTGCAGCTAGTTTGACAACAGCAGCCTGCTCTCGAACTCCATCGGCCCGGCCGCGAGCAATCAGTTTTTCAAGATCTGTTGTGTTCTTGACCTGGTGTGTGTGAGCAACTAGAGCAGTATGTGCAGCCAGTTCGGCCTCAATGTCAATATGACTTAGTAAATCATAGTTGGTTCTAAAGTCGGCTACATCTCGGAATTGTTTTTGTCGCCAGGCTGTTTGTCTAGCCACCAAGGCGGTGTGAGCGTCTTGTGCTGTTTTTTGTTGACTGTAGACAGCAAGATCTCGATGTGCCAGCAATTCAGCTTCAATGTTGATTTGTGTTAGGTCAGCATACTGTGTGGCAAGATATTCAAGATCACTGTCTTGCTTTTTTTGCCATAACACTCGTCGTCGTCGGAGACTTTCAATCTGTTCTGCAATACGACTGTTGGCTTCGACCACGGCTCTGATTCTAAATTCTTCTTGGGATACAGCATCTTTGGTGCCTCTGGCCAGTTCCTTGATTGCATCAGCACGTTCACTCAGCAGAGTGATACCCAGCAACTGTTCAATGATGGTTCGTTGATCGTTGGCTTTCAAGCCCAGGAACGGTTCAGTGTAGGTGTTTAGCGCCACAACATGTTTGAACATATCGTGACTCATGTTCATGATGCGCTCCACGGCATCCTGTGTTTCTCTTGAATCACCCTGTGCTTCGTCAGTGGCCACTGTGGCTTCGTTGTTCACATAGAATTTCAGTACGTTGGGTTTGCGACCACGCTCAATTCTATACTCTGCACCGTTGACTGCAAACTCCAGACTTACCAGCATGTTTTTGCCGTTGGTCTTGTTTACCAAATTGTCCTTGCGGATGTTGCTAAGAGCGTTGCCATACAAGGCATAGCTGAGTGCATTGATGATTGTGGTTTTGCCTGTGCCGTTGCGTGATCCGTCACCGCCAAGATCAAGATTCTCGCCCAAGACCAGGGTAATGTCCTTGCGGTCAAAGTTGATGGCCTGAGTGGCAGCGCCCACACTCATGAAGTTTCGAACAGTGAGATTTTTAATATGAATCATGTTTTAAAATATGTTCTGCTGTGGCATTGTGTCCTTGCTCTAAGAGATGTCCAGTTTTACCAACAGGATAATGGTCAAGTTCATCAGTTAAGCACCAGATATTCCATCCAATAAAATGCGTAGTATCAATCAGTGAAATTAATTGCTGTATTTCATGGTGTTCTTGCAAAAGTATATCGTTGTTCATTTGATCAAAACACACTAGTGATTTTACATTATTATTAAAGTCATTGCAACCACTTGACCATCGATCAAGATGATTCCGGGAACTATTAATCATAACATATGGTTTTCTTTCAGTTTCAAACAATCGTTGTAGCATTATAATATTTTGTAACCATAACTTCACAGCATATAATTCGTTATGCCATGTTTGGTAGTGAAGTTTTCCGTAGTTGACAAAATCAGGATCATTACCATAAAGCGAATGCACTAGATGTGGATTAAAATTAACATCATGATTATTGTCAGACCGATAACGTGTAAATCTGGTAGTATGTGTCCAGGCGATATAAAATTTATCAAACTGATTGATATTCTTTATAGTACGATATATAATTCTATCATTTGTGCCACCGCTGCTGCTGTCATTTAAAAACTCTGCATTTAGATTTCTTGATACCACTGCTGGCCAAGCAGTAGTAGAAGGTTCAGCAAGATCGTCTCCCCATGTGTGACTACACCCGTTAAAATACAATCTCATAGATTCTGATAAATCTTCAACAGCAATTTGTTATCGTAGAATTCGGATGCAATGTTGGTAATTTGATCTGTGACAATCTGATCAACTGATTCAAACTTGATCTCACCAGGTGCCATGTCTGTGTCTACTGAGCTGGATTTGTTTGGAATTAACGCCATCTCTCTGAGTCCGTAGTCTCTGATAAATGTTTCTTTGATAAAGTTGGCTTCTTCGTAGCTGATCTCAATATCCAGTTGCACACGCACATGCATGCCTGGTGCCAGGATAGTGGCAGCATTGTCGATGATGTTGCTGAGACCAAACACACGATACCTGGGCTGATCTGGCCAGGCATGGAACTCAGGTTCCTTGCCCCACTCCAGGATCATCATGCCGCGTTCATCGTCTCCGGCGTCGGCATAGTTGTGCGGGAAACAGTTGCCAATGTAGGTGATGTTCTTTTTGGTCTGTCGCTTGTGAAAGTGACCGGTGAACACATGGTCAAAACCGGTGAAGTGTTCACGTTGCACTTCGCCATGATCGGGCATTTCGATCTGTGCATTCATCAAGTATCCTGGCAGCTCAAAGTGCCCAAACATGTACTTGCCCGTTAGTTTGGGTATGCGTTTATGATCGTCAGCTACTAACCAAGGAGCAATGGTGACATTGCCGCTACTGAACCAGTCATTGCAGATGTGTACATTGGGGAGATGTTTGGCCCACTCAACACTTTGAATATCGCGTTTGTCGCGATAATACAAATCTCCT